TTCTAGGAAGTGCAGATAGTATTGGAGTATCTTCTGGAGAAATGTTGTAAATTACATCCGTCAAATCCTCTCGAATACCAGTAGTATCATACGTATCGTATAAGTTAGTTGGTTGTGCCATAAGGCCTCCTTATTATTTGTTAGACTAAATTACGAAAAAACTTAGCAGCGTCTCTGACCTGTCCAGTCTTACGTAATTTTGAGAGTTGTTGACGTTTAGCTTCTGCGTCAGCTTGACCTTTACTTTTAGCCACTCCACCTTTGACAACCTTAGGAGCATTAGCCACTTTTTTTCTTATTCCTGGCTTTGCTTTCTGAAGATTACGATAGGACATCGCATCTTTAACAAGCATCACGTATCTGTGATCGTACACACTATTGATTTCTGAATCATTAAATCCAATGTTACCAAGATAGTCTCTCATTTGTTGTTTAAAACGAGGGCCTTTTTGGTCATCAAGTAATTCTGGTACTTTAGTACTAAGAAGTTTTTGTTGTTCACCTAAGTATTTGTTAAACTCTTGAGCTTGTAACTCTTGAGTTTGCTGTGAAACTTGAGCTAATTGTGAATGTTTTTTACGCATCTTATGCTCTAGTCTAGCAGCTTCTACTGGATCTTCATCATATAACTTCTCAAAATCAACTTCAGCGTATTCTTGTTGTAGTTGTGCTTGTGCAGCGTTATTAAGTTGGTCTAACCTTTGTAGTTTAGCTTCAACGTCTTTTTTGGATCGTTCGACAAATTCACTTGACTGGGTTCTTTCCTGTGCAAGTTCCTGTGTTTTACGAGTGTAATCTGCATTCCGTTGATACCCTTGAATTAACTCCTCTAGGTTGACCGATAGATCTGTACCATCAACGGTTACAGCATAGTACGGTTCCTTAGAGTTCTCTTGTATATCACTCGACTCAGATGTTTCTTCTGCCTCATAAGACTCGGTCTCATCAGGGCTTTCAGTTTCTTCAGTAAGAAGTCCTTCTTCTGTTTCCACTGTTTCTATTGGTTCCTCAGATATTTCTGTAGGAACAGTTTCAATAGGTGCAGATTCACTACCAGTCATAAGACCTTTTATAATGTTTCCTGCTTCTATTACGTTAGTTGTTTGGTTATCAGCCATAACAACCTCCTTTCGTTAAATGTTACACTCCTGATAGGGTTGGTGTATTCGATTTAATTCGAATTCTTTTTAATTTGATTAAGTTGTACAGATGCTAATTTACCTGTTTCCATTGCTGTTTTAAAATGGTTCTCAACTTTATCAGTTATATGATACGCCTGCCATAAGGCTTTACGGACATCATCATCATTATGTTTAGTTTGAAACATAGCATTTTGATACTCATCTTTAAGTAGTTTAAATGCTTCTTTAAATAATGGTTCTTCAAGCAATAACTTTGCTCTATCACCACGTTGTTTTTCAGTTTCTAATTTATTGTTGCTCATCGTTAGGGTTTATCACAGTTTGTGGTCTGCGGTCAAGATTGCCAAGTGCATTTTTTTGTTGTTCAATTAAGGCACGTTGTGCTTGTTCTTGTATCTTACCTTGTTGTATTAACTCTTCTTTAGCTAACATAGCATTGTTACGTAATTCAACTTCATCAATTTTAGTGCCATACTGTAACTCAAGTTCTTTAATTCTAGTTTCAAACTTTAAAATCATTTCTTGATAGTCTTTTTCTAATTGTTTGACTTTTAATTCACTATCTATTTGTTTTCTATAGTTCTCACCTTGTACTTGTAATTGTGATACTTTTTCAAACTCAGTAGGTTGTGGTGGTTGTGGTGGTGGCATGTTTTGTTGGCCAATGTCAGGATCAGTAAAGAACGCATTAGGGTTTTTAAGACCAGCGTTTTCTACAATCTTAGTTAACGTGTTATAAATGTTACGCAAATTAACCATAGGCCCTGCAGACGAACCTTGTAGCTCCAAACCTTTAAGTTGAGTTTGTAGTATATTGTTTAAAATAGAAAGTTGTTGATCTCTTGAACCAGTACCTAATCCAACACTTATAGAAATGTTGCAACGATTACGCCATTCCATAGGTCTAAACGGAACAAAGTTATTTCTTATTTTAATAATTCTTTCTTTGTCTTGGTGTTTAACAATTAGTTCAAACATTTTTAAGAACATGTCTTTAACACCAGTCTCTGCAAATATACGAGCAATAAGTTCAACACGCATTTGTGACTGAGATAATATTGTATTTACACCAGTTGCTGTTTTATTTAATGAATCAGCATCCATACCTTGTGAGTATCGTGTAATACCAGTACGTTGTTCACGCACTGTATCTAAATATTCTAACATAGGAAACGCTTGACTATTAATAGTTTGCGTTTGCATTGGCATCATTACTTGACCAGGAGCTCCTTTAGTTCTAACTACACCACCAGGTCTATTAGTTAATAGGTCATCAAGATTAACTTGACCATCCATTACTGCAACTCGGTTATTGTTTGTTAGATACATGTTGTCGAGTAACTGACGCATAACTGTAGACTTAATTAATTGTAAGTCCTCAGTCATTTCAGAAACAGAACGACCATAAAATCTATGTGGTACTATAATAGGTGTTACAGATATAAAAGGTATGCTATCACATAACTCGTTATCTAAAACGGTGTAGCCTTCAGTACCTGCTAAAGTAATTTTTCTTAATTTAGCAACGCCATCACCTTCTTCGTCTATTCTTATGTAACACTCGTAGATTGAAATTTCATCAGTACTTGCTTCACCAGAGTTACTATCATAATCATAATCAAGGTTACGAAAACGAGTAATTTTTTCTTCATTGTACTTGTCTTGTGTGTCTGCAGGTAAACTATAAACTTTATCATGGTCAAAGCCTGCTTCTATTAACTGTGTTCTTGTAGAGGTAGTACGGTGTGCAACAAAGTTTGCTTCTTCTATATTTTTAGCTCTACGTTCAATAAGAAATTCTTCAGGTGGTATAGCTTCTACTTTAACTTTACCAAATGTTTCTATTCTTTCAATAACTACATCATGCATCATCGGAATAGGTGCATCTTCTAATTGTTCTAACATCATTGGATCAACAGGTTGACCTGATTGATTAATTTGTTCTAATATTTGTTCTTTTTCTTTTATAGCACTTTCATCTTCATACTCAGTATGTTCTTTAACTTCAACACCATCTTCATCCAACAACATAGTGTATTCATCTTCACTTAATTTTTCGTATGACTCACGTTCTCTCTTTTTGGAAGTATCCCAATAAACTTTAGCTACACCATTTTTTTGTATTAATGCATCTTTAAATAACGTGTACAAAGTTATAAAACCATCGTTGTCTTTATTAAACACGTAGTTTAAATAATCACTTGCTTGTTTAGCTACTTCTTCATCTTCGGCAGTAACAGGTTCACACTTAACAATTTCATCACTAGCTGCAAAAGTTCTTAGTAATGTAGGTAAAATAGATTCAACAACATCAGACACATCTGTAGAAACAACTTGTGATCTACCATCTTGTTCGTTACCAAATGGTTCACCAAAATAGTACTCTAATGATTTTTGTCTTTGTTCAGTTATGTCTGAACCAATATAACCTAAAGATGCTTTGATCTCTGAGCTAACTATCGAGCCTACTTCTAATTCTGTAAGTGGTTTACCTTTTGCCATATTAAACTATATACCTTGTATCTATGTTAATTTCTGTTTTCCACTGACTTGTTGTGTCAGGGTCTATTGCACATCCATATCTAAAAGCATCACTACCATGTGAAGCCCAGTTATGCAACGGCTTGTTTTTAAATGTCTGCATCTTATCGTCAAACTCTTTACGGTATTGTCGTAAACAATCAATACCATATTTACATCGGTTCTTATCAAACCAACACCTATCTAATGTATTTCTAACCGCTTCAATACCATGTTGTATTTCTAGCTTTGGACATACATCAAAATTAATACCTAATTCATACGCTACTTCTAGTCGTGATTTACCTGTACCTAATTCTCTAGCCACAATATCATGTGGTGCTACATGCCGACTATAGTTGTAACCTTTATCTTCTAATACATTCGCATAATGTGCAAGTGATTCACCTGATGTTTCGTAGTAATCTATCAGATGTATCTCATTGCCGATACGTTGTGCAAACCAAATACTAGTTGAATCACCAATACCTAAATCCCACCATGTTTCTACACCGACACTTTTGTCATAATCTACAATTTCAATGCGTTTTTCTTTTTCAGCTTTTTGTATTTGCTTGCCATAATAGGCTCCACTAACTGCAGCTTGAAATGAACATTCATATTCTTGTTCGTATTGATCTTCTGGCATAGTAGCTCTAGCAGACTCAAGTTCTTCAGCAGCAATAATTTCTGTTTCACTAGCTCTATATAATTGTGCATACCAATCTTTACCTGTGCGTTTAGCAAAGTCATACACATCCCAGAACTGATTGTGACCCATAGGGGTACCAATAAAAATAACATAGCCTAGCTTGTCACTGACAGCAGGTCTTACGATCTCTGTCCAAGTACGAGGTGACATAAGAGCAAACTCATCCATGCATACGCCATCAAACCCTAACCCTCTAAGAGCATCAGGATTGTCAGAACCAAAGATTTGAATTCGTGATCCATTCCATAGATCAACCTTTAGTTCAGTTTCGTGACGTTTACCGCCTAGTTTCATCAAAGGGTCTGTATATTCTTTTAAATAGTCGTAAGCGACTGCTTTACCCTGACGATAAGTAGGTGCGATGTACGCCAACCTTGCGTTTGGAATTTCACAAGCAGTCATAATTAAATGATTGATTGCAAATACTGTTTTGCCAAATCTGCGATGACAGCAAATAACATTAAATCTCTTTAGATCATTGTGGATCTTTTCTTGTAGTGGTCTTGGCTGGTAGGGTATTTCAATATCCATTATTTACGTTTGTTCCAGCGTTTATTCCATAACCAGCTTTGTAATTTAGCTAAATATTGTTCTAATGTGTTTAATAATTTATTCATTTAATTTTTTTCTAGCATCTTCTAAAGTAAATTTACTAGGTAAACTTATTTTTGATAGGTCTATAGCTTCTTTAAACACATCATCACTTAAATATAATTTAGTTAAATCACTATCTATACCGTTCTCCATCTCTATAACTGATTTAACTATAGAAGGCAAGTCAGCCTTAGTTACTTTATCTTTACCTACAAATTTTTTAACATAATCAATGTAAGCATTAGTATCGTTTTCACTAGGAGGGGCATACTCGCTAATTATTTTAGTAAGATCACCTTTATGCCTACCTATTTTAGTAGTTATATCTCTTGCTATTGCACGAATACCCATTTGTGGAGAATCAAATACAGAAAATCTATCGGCATACGTTTCTCCAGTCTCTCCAGCGTACCCTTGCCCTGTTTCAATGTTACCTGGATTATTAAATTGTACTGGCCCTTCTAATAAACCTTGATTCGGTTTCATTACAGGCATCATTGTGCCTAGCAAACCCTCAATCACGTTTCTTTTTTCTCCAACCAATAGTAACAGCGACAGGCTTATCGTCATCACCACTAATAGTGCTATTAACCGAAGATAGTCTTGAATGTACATACGGTGCAGCTCTTTCTGCAGCCCACATTTTCTTTTCAGGGCTAGTTTTTTTAGTATTAAGGATGTTTAACATATATTCGAGTGGAGTTACAGTACCCTTGTTAAGCATTTTCTCTAAGCGTTCATGTTTTGTTCCAGCTTTTACGCCTTTAGGTCGCCCTGAGCCTGGTCTTTTACCACCATGTGCCATAATTATTTCCTTTGTTTAACATTTCCACCTTCTTCTAGCTTGTCTTATTCTAGAATTAGGATCATTTTTAGTTTTTGCAGAGCTATTTCTTAACTGTCCAGCAGATCTAGCACAATAAGACTTACGTCTCTTGGCATCTTTACTACCAGCCTTAACTTTACCAGTTACTGCAGTCTTTAATTTACTACCAGGATTAGCTCGCCTATAAGCAGCTACACCTTTCTTAGTCATACCAGCACCAGATTTGGTCTTACGATAGTTTCCGCCTTTACCAGTAGTCTTAGGTATGGCCATTATCTACCAGTCATAAATTTTTTCTTTTTGCTCATGCCATCCATTAAATTTTTAAGAAATTTTAATTCTTCATCTGAAATAGCATCGTTTTTCGGATAAGCGATTTTAAAAGGGTCACTAGGTTTTTTTCCTTCTATACGGATAACACCTTTATTCATTATTCTCTTAAATTTTTTACCAAATGATTTAGTCATTACTTTTTCTTTCTTTTCTTTAAGTTTTTAAGTTTCTTAAAATCAGCACCCGTTATCTTGTTACGAGGTTTAGCTAACTTAGCAAGGGATTTTTGTTTACTACTATATTTACTAAAGGGCATTAGGCTTTCTTCTTTTTAGTTTTCTTAGCGGTTTTAGATGCTTGTTTTAACGCCTTGTCAGATACTGTACCCTTGCCTTTTTTGCTAGTACCCTTCTTCTTGGCTTGGTTCATGTTATAATATAAACCCTTCTTAACGACTCTACCGTCTTTAGTTTTATGAAATCCTTTTTTAATAGCCATAACTTAAAGTATAATAGCCAATACGATAATAGCTGCCATAGCTACTACTACGCCCTTTTTAGACATAGAAAGATTATTCCATTTATTAATTATGATTGTTTTCATTAGTTACCTACCTTTTTTTGTACAATTTTATGTGATTGCGTAAATGTCTTACCACCTAGCATTGTTTTTTTCATAGCTGCCATGTGCTTTGCAGTATGGTGCTTACCATGTTTCTTCATAGTAGCCTTCTGACGAGCTGTTAGTTCTTTCTTCACTTCTTTTTACCTTTTTTCTTATCTTTTTTATTTTTTTTAGATGGTCTACCTTTAGTAGAACCGTATGAACCTTTACCGTACATAATAGTATCTCCTGTTTAAATTGATTTTAAGGTACCTTACAGACGTAATTACTCTATAAGGGTTGCTGGTACCATATTAAGGTTACCTGCTACGGTACGTCTCTCTCC